CTGTAAACACAACTCTACCTTCAGAGGTTGTACAGTATATCATCAAAACTTAAGGTAAACCAATGAATGATGCTCGGGAATTAGATCAAATACAAATTGAAATTGAACGTCTCCATGAACGTTCACAATCTAATAAAGCTGAGATTCAGTCTCATGAAGCTGTGTGTGAAGAACGTTATCAAAATATTGTTACAATGTTTCAACGTCTTGAGACACGTTTAGATAAAATTGATGGAGAGGTAGACACAATTCGTGAAATGGCTACAACAGGTCGTGCTTCTCTTAAAACTCTGTTATGGATAGGCGGCGTAACAGTTACTGTAATTTCCCTTCTCACAATGATTCTTAATGTATTTCCTAGATGAGTGATAAATTTTTCCGAATTAAAATTCAACGTCTTTTAGACCGTCTTCCAACTCCAGTTCAGTTTAATGAGTCGCAGTGGGCTATGGTTGAGAACTTAGACTCTCACCGTTTCTGCGTACATATTGCTGCGCGTCGTACAGGTAAATCCTATGCAGCTGCTATTCTAGCATTTGCTAAACTCCTAGAGCCAGGTCAACAGGTAATGGTTGTTGCTCCTAACTTTTCTCTTTCTTCTATTATTTGGGACTATGTAACAGACTTAATTAAACAACTAGATATCGAGGTTGAGCGTTTCAACCAAAAAGATAAAGTTGTAAAACTCATAAATGGCTCAGTATTTAGATTGCTTTCAGCTAATAACAGAGATTCGCTTGTGGGTCGTGCAGCAAACCTTTTAATAGTAGACGAAGCGGCTATTATTCCTAATGATGAATACTATACTCGCGATTTACGTCCTGCACTGTCAACATTTACTGATTCTCGTTGTTTATGGATTTCAACTCCTCGCGGTAAAGGCAACTATCTTTATGAGTATTATTTACGCGGAGATGATCCTGAATATCCTGAATGGGCTTCTTCTCTTCATACGTATAGATCTAATCCTAGACTTTCAGAAAAAGATATTGAAGAAGCTCGTAAGTCTATTACACGTGCTTTGTACCTTCAAGAGTATGAGTGTGAATGGACCACAACTGAGGCTCAGATCTATTTAGATTTAGATGAAGAAAAACATATTGGTGACTACATAGGCGAACGTTTTTCAGAGGTAATTGGCGGTCTTGATGTTGGTTATCGTGATGAAAATGTTTTTGTTGTTATCGGAACTGATGGGGATAACTATTTTATTGTTGATGAGTTTATTTCAAAAGAATCTACAACCTCAGAACTTGCTGCAGCTATTCAAGAAAAAGTAGATGAATGGAGTATTGATACTATCTATATTGATTCAGCCGCACAACAGGTAAAAGCTGACTTTGCTTATGATTATGATATTTATTGTGAGAATGCAATTAAATCGGTGAATGATGGTATTAACTCACTTCAAGTGTTAATTGAGCAAGATCGTTTATACTTCGATACTGAAGGTGCTAGACACACCTTTTCTGCCATGGCTGCATATAAATGGAATCCAAACACGGAAAATCCGAAACCAATTCATGATTGGGCGTCTCACCCTTGTGACGCTGTACGCTACGCTATCTATACCCACCAAAAAATGAGTAATATTTCAATTTATGCCTGATGAAATAAGAATTATAGTATTAAACTATAAAAGACCATACAATGTACAAAAAATAATCGAAGCGTACTACGGCTTATTTCCTATTACAGTTATTAATAATAATCCAGACAAACCATTCAAAACAGATTATTCAATTGATGTTATAAACAACACAGAGAATAGAAAATGCATGGAACGTTGGTTAAGATGTAAAGACTTCCCAGAACCTTTTAAGTTGGTTTTAGATGATGATTTAATAGTTCATCCAAAGGATATTTTACGTATGAGAAGAGCTAGGCAACATATGATAGGCATTTATGGCAAAAGTGGAGTTACTACTGCTAACTCTTACCTCGAACTTAAAGATCACTGGTGCGAAGATTTTGATTGTGATTTTTTAGTGGGTTCAGGTATACTAATTAAGCAAGAATCGTTAAATAAGATTTATCCTGATCTGTATAAGTGGGGATATCCTGATCGCGGAGATGATATTATTGTGAGTTATTTAATGAAAAAACATGTAGGCTCTTGGATGAGAACAATAAAAGCCAAAGTACTATGCTTACCTGAAGGTGCTGTAGGATTAAATAGAGACCCCTCTCATTTCGTAAAGCGTTGGGAGGTGCTTCAACAATGTCTGAGTTAAAAAGATTTCCAATAAAATATATAAGAGATTATATTAAAAAAGATTATAAATTACGTGATGAGTGTTACATCTGTAAGTCTAAGGAAAACCTAGAACTTCATCATATATTTTCTGTAAGTCAACTTTTTAATGAGTGGTGTACTCAGCATAAGATTACGGAAATTGATAGTGTTGAAAAAATTACTTCCCTTCGTGAAAAATTTGCTATAGACTGTAAGGAAAGTTTAGATCATCATAACTTATTCACGTTATGCAAATCTCATCATCAGAGATTACACACAATTTATGGGCAAAGATATTCTAATCATTTGGCACCAAAAATTATAAATTGGTTAGAGATTCAAAAGGAAAAACATGGTAGATAACGATAGAAGAGGTTTTAGAGAGTGGGTAGCTGAAAAACTCAATCCAGCGCAACCATCTGTTGCAGCTCTTGAACCTTTTGCTTCTCCTGAAACTATTGTTGATTATGAACAGGCTTATCGTGAGATCGAGGTTGTTCATCGTTCTGTTGAAATGGTCATCAATGCTCTCTGTGAAATACCGTTAAATGTTACTGGCGGTTCTGCTAAAAAAGTTAACAAACTTCTAAATTTAAAGCCAAATCCTTTTGAAGATAGGGCTCGTCTTTTTAGACGTGCTTTTCTAGATTTCCACTTAGACGGTAACGCTTTTTTCTACTATGACGGTGAATCTCTTTATCTTCTTCCTGCTAATGATGTAGAAGTAGTTCCTGATGATCGTACTTTTGTTTCTCATTATAATTATTTAGTTCACAACCAACAGGCAAATGATTTTTATGGTTTTGGACGAGGTAAACAAACTTCTAAGTCTGAATCTATTCGTTTTGAGCCTTATGAAATTATTCATGTTATGGCTGAAAATGAAAACTCAATTTTTAGAGGTACTTCTAAGCTAAAACCAATTTTAAATCTTATGGAACTTTACTACTATATGATTAAGTTCCAACGTCAGTTCTTTAAAAATAACGCTCTTCCAGGTTTTGTTTTAACTACTGATAATATTCTTTCAAAGCGCGTTAAAGAGCGTCTTTTAGAGTCTTGGAGAGCTTCTTATACAACTATTTTTGATGGCGCTCGTAATCCTGCTATTTTAGACGGTGGATTAAAGATTGATGAATTTTCAACTAAATCATTTGATCAATTAGACTTTGAAAACTCTATTGAGCGCATTCAACAAGATATGGCAAAAGCACTAGGCGTCCCATATGTATTGTTAAAGTCAGGCAATAATGCAAATATTGATGCAAACCAGAAACTATTTTACTTACACACAGTTTTACCAATCTTAACTCAATTCTGTTCTGCATTCTCTCACTTCTTTAATGGAGGAGTTACTATTAGTCCAGACAGACTTGCGGTCCCAGCTCTTCAACCAGATAATAGAACACAGGCAGTTTACTACGCTACTCTGGTTAACACTGGTATTATTACCCCAAATGAAGCTCGTGAAGGATTAAGATTTCCAAAACTAGAAAATAATGATACCATAAGAGTACCACAGAACATCACAGGGAGCGCAACAGATGCATCCCAAGGTGGCAGACCCTCCCAAGAGGAATCTACTAATTTAGAGGATACAATCAATGAATAAAACTCTTTATTTGAACAGTTCCTTCGAAACCAAAGCACTTAAAAAAGGTTCTAAATCTTTAAAGATTGCTGGTTATGCGAATACTACAGCTAAAGACCGTGCTGGTGACATTGTCACTGCAGAAGCATGGGCTAAAGGTGTAGAAAATTATCGTCGTAATCCAGTATTACTTTATCAGCATAAACATGACTGTCCTATTGGTCGTGTTGACAATATTCGTGTTGATAAAAAAGGAATCTACGTTGAAGGTGCTGTTTCAGAAGCAGCTGAGAAAAATCATGGCGTTCAAACTCTAATTAAAGATGGAGCTTTAAAAAGCTTTTCTGTTGGTTTCCGCGTTAAGGATGGAAAGTATAATCGTGAAGATGATTCTATGATTATTACAGATGTTGAACTGTTAGAAATTTCAGTTGTATCAGTACCTTGTAATCAAGACTCACTCTTTTCTATTCGTAAGTCTTTCGATTCTGACGAAGAATTCAACGAATTTAAAAAGTCTTTAAAAGAGGCAGATGCCGAAGAAATTAAGAAGATGCGTAAAATTAAAGCAGGAATCACCGATATGAGCGATGGTCATTATCATACTGTTGAAATGGATGAGAATGGAAATGGTGTAACGACCTACGCATCTCACATGCAAAACCACGCTCATAAAGTTATGGGTGGCGTTGTGTTAGAGGCCGAAGGTCATACACACGACATTACCATGGCAGGTGTTCCGATTCATAGTATGGAGGAGGGCGAAGTTGTAAACGAACGTCCGTTGTCTCCAACCGAGGAGGAAGCAATGAGTAACTCAAAACAAGACGAAGTTATTGAAACTAAAGCTGAAGAAGCCGAAGTAGAAGTAACTGAAGTTGAGGTTGAGGCTAAATCAGAAGATGTTTCTGAGGAAGTAACTGAAGCTGTTGAAGAAACAGTAGAAGAGAAGTCTGAAGAAATGACTGAAGAAAAGGCTGAAACTGAAGAAGTTGAGGTCAAAGCGGAATCATCGGAAGAAGTCACTGACATTGAAAAGGATGATGAAGAAGATCTTGAAATTAGAGATCCTATGGCATCTATCCCGTTCACAAACTTGCTTTCCGAAGACGCAAGTAAACTTCAACATGGTGATCTTGTAAACTATCAAGAAAAAATGTTTAGAGTCACCAATGTCGCTACAGAGCAATCTCCAATCTTTAAATTTTTAGAGGTTGACGCTGATAGC